ACGGGCCGTGGTGCGGACTTGCTGGTCATTGACGACCCTCATTCGGAACAAGATGCGTTAAGCGAGACTGCATTCGACCACGCATACGAGTGGTACACCTCTGGCCCCCGTCAGCGTCTCCAACCTGGCGGCTCGATCATCATTGTTATGACAAGGTGGGGAAAAAAAGACTTGACAGGGCGATTATTGGCCCAGCAGGGCAGTGATGTCATGTCTGACAAGTGGGATGTGGTGGAATTTCCTGCGATTCTGCCCAGTGACAAGCCACTTTGGCCGGAGTTCTGGGATAAAGACGCATTATTGTCGATCAAGGCGTCTTTGCCTGCTAGTAAGTGGAACGCGCAGTGGCAACAGCAGCCCACGGCCTCCGAATCAGCGATAATCAAGCGCGAATGGTGGCAAACGTGGGACCGTCCTACGATTCCGCCGTTAAAGTACATACTACAGGCGTATGACACGGCGTTTTCCAAGAAGCAGACGGCTGACTACTCTGCAATCACGACTTGGGGGGTGTTTCAGCCTGAAGAAGGGGGCGCGGACCACGTTATTTTGATGGATGCGCGTCGTGGCAGGTGGAATTTCCCTGAATTAAAGGAGGTTGCCTTTGAGGAGTACGAGTATTGGGAGCCGGATATGGTGTTGGTGGAGGCGAAAGCGACGGGTACACCGCTCATTGACGAGTTACGGTTGCGCGGTATACCAGCATTGGGCTTCTCACCGGGCAAAGGAAGTGATAAGGTAACGAGGATGCACATGGTTGCGCCGTTGTTTGAAGCGGGTATGGTATGGGCACCGGAAGACAAGAAGTTCGCTGATGACGTGATTGAGGAAGTAGTTTCGTTTCCTAATGGTGACAACGATGACTTCTGTGATAGTATGACGTTGGCACTTATGCGTTTTCGTAGGGGTGGTTTTATCTCTCTGACTGGAGAAGACGACCACGAAGACGAATGGAGGCCCCGTAAACGGGAGTATTACTAATGGCATTACCACCTAACATGGTTGTTCCGGGGCTTGACCTGGATGACACAGCGGGTCTTCCCGACGTAGAAGTTGCAATTGATGCACCGATGGAGTTTCCAGGCGGGGCTGAAGTTATAGAGGATGGCATGGGGGGCGCGACTGTCCAGCCCATGAACTTCCAAGAAGAGATGATGGCTCAAGAGGAGTTGATTCCGTTTGACGCTAACCTAGCAGAGTTCATGGATGAGGGCGATTTAGGCGCGTTATCCAGCGAATTACGGGGTTTATACGAGGATGACCTAGAGTCACGGTCCGAGTGGGAAGAGGCGTATGTCAAGGGGCTTGACCTGCTTGGCATTAAGATGGACGAACGGTCTACTCCGTTTGAGGGCGCATCTGGTCTTACTCACCCGTTGGTTGCGGAAAGTGTTACACAGTTTCAGGCTCAAGCGTACAAAGAGCTACTGCCTTCGGGCGGCCCAGTTAAGACTGGCGTGTTGGGGGCTAAGACCCCAGAGCGGGAAGCGCAGGCTACTCGCGTAAAAGACTTTATGAACTACCAGATCACGGAAGTTATGGAAGAGTATGATCCAGACATGGACCAGCTTCTGTATTATCTCCCGTTAAGTGGATCGACATTCAAGAAAGTTTACTTCGACGCTACTCGGCAGCGGGCTGTTGCTAAGTTTATTCCTGCGCAGGATTTGGTTGTACCTTATTCCGCGTCTGATCTGACCACGGCCAATCGGGTTACGCATGTTTTGCGTATGGATGAGAACGAAGTTCGTAAGTTGCAGGTCTCGGGCATGTACCGTGACGTTGACTTACAGACCTCGGACAATCTTGAAGAGAACCCTGTTCGCCAGAAGGTAAACGAGCTTGAGGGCTTATCTAAGAACTATAGCGAAGATGTGCTGACGATCCTTGAGATCCACGCTGATCTGGACATTGAAGGCTTTGAGGACATCAACCAAGAGACTGGTGAGCCGACTGGCATTCGTCTTCCGTACATTGTTACGATTGACGAAAGCTCTGGGCAGATCCTTTCTATCCGTCGCAACTACGCAATGGACGATATGCTACGCCGCAAGCGGCCTTACTTTGTGCATTACAAGTTTACCCCTGGATTGGGGTTCTATGGCTTCGGAATGATCCATATGATTGGTGGCCTCGGCAGAGCCGCTACAAGCCTCCTACGACAGCTTATAGACGCTGGAACCCTAGCTAACCTCCCCGCAGGCTTTAAGGCCCGTGGAGTGCGTGTACGGAACTCTGACGAGCCGTTGCAGCCAGGAGAGTGGAGAGACATCGACGCGCCAGGAGGGAGCATCAGAGACGCTATTGTACCTCTGCCCTACAAAGAGCCCTCAGCTACACTGGCTCAGATGCTTGGCGGTTTGGTTAACGATGGGCGTAGGTTCATCTCTCTGGCCGATCAATCTGTGTCGGATATGGGTAAAGACACCCCAGTAGGAACTACGGTTGCTATGTTGGAGCGCGGCATGAAAGTCATGTCAGCAATCCATAAACGGTTGCACTACGCTCAGAAGACAGAGTTTCGTTTGCTGGCGCGTATCTTCGCTGAAAATCTACCTCCGATGTACCCTTACGAAGTAACAGGTGCACCGCAGGAGGTTAAGGTCGAGGACTTTGACGCCCGGATCGACGTCCTCCCAGTCTCAGATCCGAACATCTTTTCGATGGCTCAGAGGGTTACTTTGGCCCAGACTCAGCTACAACTGGCTCAGTCGAACCCAGAGATGCACAACCTTCACGCCGCTTATCGTCGGATGTATCAAGCGTTAGAGGTGCAAAACATAGACGAGGTTCTACCACCGCCTCCACCACCACCCCAGCCTACTCCTCAAGATCCGGCCATGGAGAATGGTGGGATGCTTATGGGTCAGCCCCAGCAGGCGTTTCCAGAGCAGGACCACGAAGCTCACATTGAGGCTCACATGTCTCTTCTTTCACTGCCTATGGTACAGGAAGCTCCGCCGGTTATGGCGGGACTACACAGCCACATCTTGCAGCATATCGGCATGGCGGCCCGTGAGCGGGTGGACAGAGAGATGAAGTCCTTGGCGGAAGAAAGCACGATGCAACAGGTTGATCAGATGAAGGTCTCCATGGAAGAGCAAGGCCAGCAGTTACAACTTATGGTGCAGACTGGAGCTATTGATTCGGCCACGGCACAGCAGATGGCCCAGCAACAACAACAACAGATGCAACAACAGATGCAGCCTCCTGAACAGTTTGCTCCAGAGCAAGTTGAGTCTCGGGTTGCGCAGGTTGAGGTTGAGTTGATTAAAGCTCTTATGCCTATGATGACTGCGGGCACGGAGGAGGAGGATCCATTGGTTGGTATTCGCATGCAGGAACTTTCTATCAAGGAGATGGAAGCCCAGCATAAGTTAGCGATTGATCAAGCTAAGTTGGAACTTGACGGGATGAAGATCGAACAGCGGGCCGTGACAGACGCTGCTCGATTGGAGCTTCAAGAGCAGGTTGCCGATGATCGTAGCGATGTTAACCGAGAACGTATCGATGTTCAGCGCCAAGCGATGGAGCAAAGAAATGCCAATCAAACCGGGGAATAGCAAAAGGTTTTCTGGAGAGTTCTGAAGGCGTTAAAAAATGATTGAAGTATTGGCCCTTGCTGGCGCGGTTACTAAAATAGCAGGCGGTATAAGCGCCGCCATAAAAGCTGGAAAAGATATCAACGGCGTTATGCCTGCCTTCGGTCAACTGGCAAAGGTTGAGAGCGAAATACATCTAGCTGAAAGCGGACGTCACAAAGGCCCACTAGGACGCCTTACTTCCTCTGAAGAAGAAGGGTATGCCATCGCTTCAGCTAAGATGGCGCATAAGAAAGCCTTAGAAGAATTACGGTCGATGTGCAGACTTCATGCAGAACCTGGCACTTGGGACATGGTTGTCTATGAAACCGCACAGGCGCGGAAGAGACACAAACTTGCGCTAGAAGAAGAGGCTGAGAAACGTGACAAGGTATTCTGGCTTGTATCGGTAGTCTTTATTGGTCTGTTACTGGCTGTTGGTACTGGCGGTTTGATCTGGGGGGCCGCCATCTTGGCAAACAGCCAGCGGTGAGGAAGTGGGTTATCCTAGACAAAAACGGAAAAGTTGTCATAATAACCAGAGATAAGAAGATTGCGACAGACTACGCAAGGGGTTTTGAATGACTGAGTTCGATAAGGTCGATAAGAACGGAAACGGGGCCATTGAAAGAAATGAATGGGCTTTGCTTGAGTTGGACGACAGGCGTAAACGTATTGATGACGAAGACTTGAAGCGAAACGCCGAGCGGCGTTACACGGGATTCGCACTGGCGGGCATGTTGATTTACCCGTTTATTATCCTGTTGGCGTCTGTGTTGGGTTTTGATAAAGCGGCTTCTCTTATAACAGATATAGCTAGTGTATACGTTATTGCGGCCAGCGGAGTTGTTGCTGCGTTCATGGGCTTCAACGCCTACTCTGCAAAAGCAGACAACAAAAAAGCTTCTGTTTCTTACGACGAAAGGGCGATGGAAAAATGAGTTTGTTATCTAGCTTAATAGGACCAGTTACAGGGATCTTAGATAAAGTAATTCCTGACTCTGACATGAAAGCCAAGCTGGCACATGAGATTGCAACGATGTCTGACAACCATGCCCAGCAGGCATTGCTTGCTCAGTTGGAGATTAACAAGGCGGAAGCGGCTTCTGGTAGCTTGTTCAAGGGCGGATGGCGTCCCTTTGTTGGATGGATATGTGGGTTTGCACTGCTTTACCACTTCATCCTTTGCCCACTAATTTTGTTTATAGTAGCTATTTCAGGTGCAGAGATACCTGCGCTACCTGAGTTTGACATGGGTTCTCTTATGACCGTGCTACTTGGGATGCTTGGGATTGGTGGTTTAAGAACTTATGAAAAGAAGTCTGGGTTAACTAAGTAAGGAGTTTATGAAATGAAATGGTTATTGGCCTCTTACTGGTGGATGCTGTTGACGGGGAAGAAGGCCCCGTCCAAACGCGGACGGCCCAAAGGTTCTAAAAACAAACCTAAAAAAAGAACCTATAAAACAAAGCCTAAGTAATGTGGGTGTTGGTTTGGATGCAGTTTGTTGTAGGGATGCCTTTGCAATACTTTCAATTAAATAGCTTTGAGACTAGAACTTTATGTGAACTGTATAAGGAACAGGCAAAGGTTATGGTAACAAGTAACAATATGGCCGTTGCTTGTTTAATTGTAAGGATAGAAAAATGACTTTTAAACTAAGCGCACGAAGCGAGGCCAAGCTAGAGGGTTTAGACCCACGGCTTATTGCGGTTGTTAAATCAGCCATTCACAAAACAAAAATAGACTTTGGTGTGATCTGCGGCATGAGAACTATGGAAGAGCAGACCAAGCTTGTCGCGGCTGGTGCTTCTCAAACTATGAAAAGTAAACACTTGCAGGGCTATGCCGTAGACCTAATGGCGTATATTGGCTCCCGGGGCTCTTGGGAACTCAATCTGTATGACGATATTGCAGATGCGATGGCTGAAGCTGCAAGAGAAGTGGACGTTCCTATTCGGTGGGGCGCGGCATGGACAATTTCA